GAATAAGACTCCTCCAGTTCAGCAAGAATGTCTTGCTGAGGATTCAAAAGGTCTTCCAATTCCTTTTCTTGTTCTTCTGCACTAGGGGTAGGACGAGAATTAGTAACCATATAGAACCGCTTTTCAAGCTCTTCATTAGTCTTAAACTTACTGGAGGCAACAATTTCTTGAAGAGAATGTAGTTGGCTATACACAGCTTCTAGCTTATCGTCATCGCCGCCCAGAAATTCACTCTTAGATTCAAATTTGCTATCATCATAATTTGGCATCTTACGTTGCTTGCCATTGATAGTGGTTTCAACAGTCTTAGTAATAAGACGGAAATTAGCCCCCTCCCAGAAATCAAAAGGTTCAATTACTGGATCACTATCAAATTCTGGCTTTACTGCAGATAGAATCTTATCGAAGATCTTCTGACCAAATCGGAAGACCTTTACAGTCCCCTCAAGTGAAGGATCTGCCGGATTGCTAACAACATATACATTGGCATAATAAGACAGCTTACGCTTCCTATCACGGGCAATTGACTTATCAGATTCAATTCCGCTGTTCCAGAGTTCACTATTTTTCGAGCAGATAAAGCACGATTCATTATGTGTTGTTGGACAATTCTCAATGAGCCACTTGCCATTTACCTGAAAACCATGATTATAAAGGCGAACAAAGGCTGCATCTTCACCAGATGGGGCAGGAAGAAAGCGTAGAATCGCTCGTCCGTTACCACTCTTATCTGTTTCTAATTTGAAAATATTTTTATCTTCGGTATAAGAGCTACTATTCAGTTTTTCAGCATCCTTCAGGAGCTTTTCGGTGAGAGCACCGATTCCTGACTTGCTCTGCTTTTTGAGTTGTTTGAAATCCATAATACGTTGAATGCGATAGATGTTTTGTTTGTTTTGCGTTGGAAGCTTTTTGAAGTCAACGGTTTGCCAACCAGGAATATTTAGAAGAGCATATCCAGGGCATTTGGAACGGGAGTTTTGTTTATTCTCTCGGAACCAATTTTAAAATAGTTCTCATCAAGTTCAATGCCGATATAACTTCTCCCCGTTTTCTTTGCTGCTACTCCGGTTGTGCCACTTCCGAATACATTGTCAAGAACTACTTCCCCCTCATTTGTATAGGTTCTAATAAGGTATTCCATAAGAGCTAAAGGTTTTTGTGTTGGGTGTAATCCTTTCTCTTGTTTGAATTTTATAACGGTTTTTGGATACCTAGAACCTTCTGGATTATCCCGGTGTTCGGATTTTAAATCTCCATAAACCTCTCCAAGTTTCTTTTTAGTAGACTTGAACCCACCATAAGGTGTTGAAATTGTCATCTGTGGATTGTAGGTTGGTCTCTTTCTATAAAAGACTACAATGTTTTCGTGAGACTTAAGAGGCTGATATTTAGCTACCATTGGATTGGTCCCTTGGGGTTTTTCCCATATCCATTCATATCTAAAATTTTGAAGATTTGAAGATATAAGAGCAGTAGTAAAAGGCTGTGATGCAGTAAAAACCATTGCTGCATTTTCCTTTGCGATTCTATTATATTGAATCCATAGGGGTTCAAATGGTATTAGAACATCAAAAGATGCAGCAGTCATTTCGTAGGGTAAATCTACCAGAATCATATCAACAGAATTGTCGGGAATGCTCGGCATAATCTCTAAACAATCTCCCTGATATAAATCAATCAATTGAAATCACCTCCGGTCTGATATTGGCATTAAGTAGCTTTATTGTGGTCCAGATTTGACCACTTAATGAGTGCCTTATCTCTGCTCTGTAGTTATCGGTGTCACAGTACCAACCCGTCTGATTTTGATTTTTACCATATTTTGGTAGCCAATTGGCCTCTGAATAGTTTAACAATTTGCTCTCAAAGAAGAAGATGTAGTAGTTCTTACTTGAAAGCTTTTTTGTATCAGTTGCGCAACACACATAAACGTCTTCTTTCTTGTCTGAAAAGAATTTTAGCTTGTCCTCCAGAGTTTCATATTCTCCACTTCTTGACCCGCTGATAACAAGAGTCTCATTTCTTCTATTGTATTTACCACTCTTATTTGATATTCTGAAGGTTTCACCGTCAATTGTGCATACCTGATCTTTTCCAATACAATGAGACTTATCTGGCTTCCAATCACTATATCCTTCGCCGTCTTCAACAGATTTGGCAAATACCTCTTCCCAATATTCGGCAATTACTGGTAGGTCGTAAAGTTTGTGGTGTCTTTTTATTCGCTTTTCAATAGCTCTCTTTATTGTTTTGCTTATCATCAAATGTATTTGCGTATTATTTCACTGTATCTATTTTGGTCAATCTCAAGGAATGGTGAATATTTCTCTAGCTTATTGCTGATAATATTCCATATTGGATCTTGTAGAAACTCATTATATTTTTCTTTTAGTTTCAAGACTGTTAGCAATATAAGAAGAGTCTCAAATTTGATCGTCTTATTAAGATATGACCTTAAAATCTTCGGGTGTTTTGAGCCATCTATTTTGACGGTTTCAAACAGATGTTGACTATCAGTAAGAGTTCTTAGGTCTTGTTCAAAGATATATGATAATGACTCTCTAATTCTAAGACTTTCGGTGTATATTCCTTCACCGTTTTTAATAATATCACCAATCCACAATGAAGATGGATTGTCAGATGCTGCAAAGTTAAAAACAAAAAAGTCAACAATCTCTTTTGGCTTCTTCTTTCGGCTCAATCTCTCAAAGAATAAACGATCTTTGGATTTCTTAAATGTTTCCTGAGAACATCTTATCTTACCGTGATATTTGAAGTAATCGTAAGATGGAGTAGAAAAATGCCGTTTCAGTGCCAGAAATGTGACATAAACTTCAAACGGATTCATAGAGGTAGTCTAGCCTTAGATCCTCCCTTTAGAAAATTAAGTCTAGTTGCATCACCTTGGATCTTTTCCTTAAGGGTTTTTGTTATTAACTTCGGTGCAGATTCAATGTCAATATTGTTTGCATCACAATATTCAGTAATTGCAGAGATGTAATTTAGATCATCTCGATCCGATACCATTTTCTCAATCTCTGCCGCAAATTTATCTGGACTATTGAACTTCTTCTCAAATTCTTGCTTCAATTCATCGGTTGCTTTCATTTTTGTCTGATATAAATTTGTTGATGTATTTTCTTAAAATCTTGACATACTTCTGTAGGTCTTTTTCAATATAAACTTTCACTTCACCATTTTGACAAGACATAATGATCACTAGCTGTTTCGGCATTATACCAAACAGCTCGGCATACATGAGAGCATATGTAAAACACTGAACAAAGTAACCTTCAATCCATTCTACTGGTTTTGGTTCTTTTGAGGTCTTATGGTCTATAACGCTCAGGACTCCTTCATAATCGGCAATCATATCTGGAGTTCCGGCTAATTCCCATAATAGTGAATATAGTGGATTTTCAATCGTATAGATCTTTCCAATCTTTTTAAAGGTTGGAATTGCATTTTTAAAGAGAATTTTAGCTAGTGCCGACTTCTCTGGAATTTCTTCGTTTTTAAAAAATGCCTCAGACAGTGCATGATATTGAGTTCCTAAAGTTGTGGCAAATTTTGTGACCCTATTTGCCTCATCCTCTCCAACTCTCTTTCGCCATTCGGCAATTTTTTCTTTGTTATAATTTGAAGTAACTGAAGTAACAGAAATAAATGTTAGTTCTTTTTCGGTGTCAGGAATTTTATAATACCTGACACCATCAATGGTCGTTCGTTTTATTTTCGGAATGTCTAATTCGGCGTGTTCAAAGATTGGTCGTTGTATTGCGTTTAATTTTTCTCTTAGATTCATTTTTCCTGTGTGTCAATTTTATGTTCCGCCTCCAGGAATTCTTTAACAAGATTGGAGCGAATCACATCTTCAATTCCAAATTTAATCAGATCAACTGATGACATTTCGTTTAAGACATCCACAAAATGATTGAAACCCACACGTTCACTTTGTTTTACTAGATCAGATTGCCGGTAATCCCCTGCAAAGAAAATCTTACTGTCTTGCCCAACGCGAGTAATAATGGTAGAAAGGTGGTGATAGTTAAGGTTCTGACATTCATCTACAATTATTAGACAATTATCAAAAGTGGTTCCTCTAAGAAAGGAAACACACATGAAGTCAATTATCTTTTCACTCTTAAGAAGTCCATAGATCATTTCAAATTCTTCATCAGTTGAAAGAACAAACATGGATTGCACCATTTGCTTATAAGGAGCCTCAAATGGTGCAATCTTTTCTGCTACATTACCAGGAACAAAGCCAATTTCAAGTGACTGTACTGTAGATCTAACAATGAGAATCTTATCATAAGGAGTTCTTTCGTTGAGAACTTCTCTGAGGGCATTATAAAGAAGAACGTGTGTTTTTCCTGTACCTGGTGATCCGTAAGCTAAAATATTTTGTCCTCGTTCATAAGAATCAAAAAGTTTGGCCTGGTTATCAGTAAGCGGGTGCATTTTATGCAACAGCTCTGAATTAATTGTTCTGCCATTTCGTCTTTGATTTTTACCGTAGCCTAAAGAAGTTCGTTCGGATGTGGCCCTTCTTTTACGAGTCATAGGTTTTTGTGTGTTTGTTTGTTAGATTTTACCAATTTGGCTCTTTGTGCCGGCTGATTTATTTACCTTTTGTAGGACTTCATTCCATCCTGGGTTCTTTTTAATGAGCTTATCCTTCCACTCCCCCGTTTCGATAAATCCGGCAGCACCTCCTTCTGCCCAATTTCGGACCCACGGCTTGTTATTTTCATACCAGGGCATAATATCGTGAACGCTCATCTCAATAACTTTAGTCTCACCAGTTTCTTTATTAATAATCGGGAAAATTGCCATTTTTGTTTGTAGTTCTTAAGTATTTATTGGTAATTAGATAACCCAATCAGTATTGGCTCCACCCAAAGCGTCTGCAATAACAGGAAAACAATCTACAAAAATAGCCTTACATGCTTTTGCTACTTCCTGGTGTTCTAACTGAGTTCCATTCTTTTCTCTAAGTGCAATATATGTGATCCATGATCTAAGACTCCCTTTCATATAAAGCCTGGTCATAGTTGCCCCCGGAAGAACCATTCGGGCACTTTCTTTTGCGACTCCAAGACTCAAAAGTTTCTTATAAAGATTACGCGAAACCTCAAAATGTTGTCTAATTTCTTCTTGCAATGTGAGTTTTAAATAATCACCTAAATCATCTGTCGAGTTTTGCCTATTCTTAGTATCTTGCTTTCTTAAATCTGGAACTGGAATTTCCAGGTCTAATTCGGTAGCATCGGCATATCTTTGCGAAAATTGCTGAAATTCAAAGCTCCGATGACGAAGAATCTGAGTTGCAATGGGTAGTTGACAGTTAATCTCTACCGTCATATCTGCCATCTGAAAAATACTCCAGTGCTTTTCTCTGATGCAATACTTAAGAAGACCATTAAAATCTTCATTATCTTGATTTTTAGGATTGGATACTCTTGCGCAATATGCAATTAACTTTTCTGCATCTTGTGTATGTGAAACTAATTCAACTTTGCTGCTCATCTTTATTCATCTTACGTGATTTCTTTAGGTCCTTAACAAGAAGTTTAATCTCACTATATGCTTCATCTTCTGTCATTTTGTCTCCAATTTCGAGACCAACAATGATTCCAATTCTATCTGCAAATGCTGCAAGATGTTTCTCAAAAGATGTCAAATCATATGCCATTAATCTTCCTCCAAATATTCGGGTTCTTCAAATTCTTTTTGTATATTTTGCATCATATCCTCAAGTCTGATTACATTATTTTGCTCATCCTCAACGATAATCTCATCTTCAAGTAGTTCAACAATATTCTTTAAATTCTGAATTAGAAGTTTAAGGGTCTTATTGTTAAGCTTTTCTTTGGCTGGCTCGTTTGAGCTATAGTATCCTAGCATAGGTTCTCCTGTTTGTCAAGCCCCCTCTGGAGGCAGTGTTTATCGGGCAATATCTTTTATTGTATGGTGCTGACAATTAATATTCTGTAAAATGTATTGAACACCAAGATTAGAATCTGCCTTTCCGCAAGTGAAAATATCAAATGCAGCTTTTCCTTTCTCCGGAAAGGTATGCACAGAAATATGAGATTCAGATAGTAATAAAATGGCAGTAACTCCTTGTGGTTCAAATTTATGAGACATGCAATTCAAAACTGTTGCTCCACACTTTTCGGCTGCTACTCTTAAGAC